TCAGCTGATGGAAATAAAGTGACAATTACTTTAGATAGACCATTTGTAGATATTCCTACATCAAATACTATGTTCCTTGATGTAGTAAATGACTTTTTAGAATTTAATCTAAATGGTGTTCAAACTTCCGCTACAAACAGTATTACAATCACTTCGACAGCTGATAATACTTCTCGAATTTCAGTAGGTGATATTATTGTATCATCAACACTTTTTGATGTAGTTACACCTGATGGTGGAGCAGCACAAAGATTAGAGAAAAAAGTAGTTGGAACAGTTACTGCTGTGTCTTCTGGTACAATCACACTTGCTGCGAATGCTACAGTTGCAATTACTGGTACGGTTATGGCTGTAAGAAAACCATTAGCTTCATATAAAATACAACAGTTTGATGCTTTTATAAATGATTATGCTCCTAGAGGTTCTACAAACTTAGCAAACTATATAACTCGAACGTTAGCATTAGCAAATCCAGCAAATAATATTAAAGTAATATTTGATGCGAATATACCAAATAATACAGATTTAACACTTTATTATCGTGCTTGGAGTGATGAAGTTAATTTAAATACATTAAAATTTAATTTAATAACTTTACCTATCACATCAAAAGATTCATTAGATGTGTTTAGAGAAAGAATCGCAACGTTAGAAAATATAGCTGCATTTAAAAATTTACAGATTAAATTGGTATTTAAATCAACAAATCCAGTTTATGTACCAAAGGTTAAGGATTTAAGAGTAATAGCTTATAGTTAAATATATGAAATTTGTTAAAGTGAAAGATAGTCCTAGTTTAAAAAGAGATATTCATTCACAAGCAATAATTAACACATCTAATTCTGAATACGAAGAATATAAGAAAATACAAGAAAACGCAAGTCTTCGTTCAAGAATAATAGAAAATGAAATAAATAGTCTTAAAAATGATATATCAGAAATTAAGAGTATTTTAAAACAAATAGTACAAGGAAAATAATAATGGCAAAACAACCAATCGTAGCTACTGTATCTCAAGCAAATACGTTTGATCAGTGGCGTATTCAGACAAATGAAGTAATTGTTAAAACTAATAATCAAGAAGATTTCATTGGTGACTTAGCATTGCTTCAAAATGCTCAACCAGATTTAGTTTCAGGTATAAACGAAGCACGTGGATTTTCTTTGGCTATAACAATCGCATTAGGATAATAACATGGCAAATGTATTTACAAATGGTTTAGTGAGAGATGTAGGAACTTCGCCTATTACCATATACACTGTACCTGCAAATAAAAAAAGCATTATAATAGAATTAGATGTATGTAATAAAATAAATGCAGCTATTCAAGTTGATGCTTTTATAACTTCAGCAGGTCAAGATTTTTTTCTTGTTAAGAATGCACCAATCCCAGTAGGTGGAACTTTACAGGTTATATCAGGACAAAAAATAGTATTAAAATCAAATGAAGTTTTGAAAATAGTTTCAAATGCAGTTACATCAGTTGATGCTGTAGCGAGTATTCTAGAAGACGTATAATAAACTAAAAATTAAGAAAAAAATAAAAAATGGCTTATATTGGTTCATCAACAGTATCACCTCTTTCAACTCAAATTCGTCCAAGAGATGAATTTGTTGGAAATGGTACGCAAAGAGAATATATAATCTCTCAGGAAGTTCCTGGAGGTTTTGAAAGCAATGTTCTTGCTTTTGTTGATAATGTTCCACAAGAAGCAGTAAGTGCTTATTTAATTAAAGATATTGAAAGATTAACGATTATAAACTCATCTACTAATCTTATTAAAAATGTTATAATCGCAAAACCATCTTCAAGTCCATTTACAGGAGTATTAGATTATTCATTTAATACAAACCTTATTAATTCAGTTAATGCATTATTAAATGGAACTGGTTTATTTTCTGCAAGAGCTAATAATATATTTAGATTGGAGCAACGTTTAGTTTCAAACAATAATTTAGTTGCTTCTATTACTTTAAATAAAACAGATTCGCTTACTCAACCATCTGAATTTGTTGGTACAAATGTATCTGGTAATTATTTAAATAATCAATTAACTGAATACGTAATAATTTTTGACGTTACTGCGAATAATTTTTTAGCTATTAATCCAAATGGATTAACTGCAAGAAATAACATTGGAGAAGTTGATGCGATTGATAAATATTTTACAGTATTTTCACATACTCCAGAAACAGAATTACCAAAAATAGCAGATCGAATAACTCAAGCTGGTTCAAATGCTGTAGGAGTTGTTGTAAATGCTACATCAAGTTTTATAGATGTAATTCGAACTTCCTCAGCTAGTTTTGTCACAGTGGGAAGTGGTGGACAAACTATTTCTTATGTAGAACCAAAATCAGTTAATTATTCTACTGACGTAATTACATATGAAAACATTATAGCTGGAACTTTTTCAATATCTGCGATTCAGACTTTAAAATTTAGAGCATTACAATTTACAGGATTTCCAAAATCAGGACAAAAGATTATTATTAATCACATGGGTGGAAGTAATTATCAAATAAATCCTACAGCTGGAAGTGTCACAGATTTAGCTTTATCAGATAACTTAAAAACTTTCACAGTTGATAAATTTACAGCTACACAAAATCAACAAACATTTACATTATCAAAAACACCTGTAAGTGTTCAAAGTATTTTAGTGACGATAAATGGAGTAGTACAAACTGATACTACAGGTTACAATATACAAAATGGAAATCAATTAGTTACACAATCACCATTGAATGCTGGCGTAAATTTAAATGTGCTTCACTTAGGATTTAGTACAGTTTCAAGAAATTCATTTGTTGATGGTGCTATAACTGCATCTGCACTTCAAGATTTAACAATTACTGGAAGTAAAATAGCTAATTCGACAATTACAAGTTCTAAACTTGCTGCGGGTACAGCGATTGCGAATATTGGATTTACACCACACAATCCGACATCAGGAAGTCTTCAATCATATACTGGTGCAGTTTCATTTAGTAGTGTAATTAATTCAAATGGTAATATAACATTCCCGGGAGCAGCAAATCCAAGTGTAGATGCGAATACACTTGATGAATATAAAGAAGGTGATTTTTCACCTACACTTGTTCCAGCAACAGTAGGTGCAACACCGATAGGGCTTTCAATTACAACAGGAAAATTTATTAAAATTGGAAGATTAGTTCATATAAGTGTCCGTCTTGTTGTAAACACATTAGGAGTAGGTAATTCTGGAATTATTAAGATTGGTTCTTTACCATATACTATAAATAATACTGATAACGTAGTTAATGAATATTCAAATATTTTAACTACGAATATGACTGGTATGACTAATCCATACGTTATAACGATACCAAATACCTTAACATTACAAATTACTAGTAATGGATTAACGAATGCAACAGTAGCAAATTTAACAGCAACAAGTGAAATATTAGCTACTTTAACATATATTGCAAATGTTTAAAAATACTAAATAAGGGATATAAATGCCTATTAGCAAAATTCTTTCGAACTCTATACAAGACGACCTTAAACTAAAAGGTAAAGCAACAGGCTTAGTAGCAGATACTACTAATAATCGTTCGATTTTTCCAACAACTGGAGATGCGAGATTTAATACCACATTAGGTAAATACGAAGTGTATAATGGAAATAAATGGCAAACTGTTGAACCTAGTGAAATTTCAACAGCATTATCTATTGCTCTTGGAGGATAATACTCCTTTTATATTATGAGATTTAAATCGAGTGATGAATGGCAATGGGAAATAGTTTTTAGTAATCGTAAAGAGAATTTAGTCCTTCAAAAAGCAATAGGTTTTAAAGATAAAGAAGGATGGATTGGTATTCCAAACGTAGAACTCTGCACTCTTACAGTTTTAAAAGAAGGCTTAGTTTCAATTAGAGATTGGGATACAAAACAAGATTTAGGAGTAATGGGTCCTAATTTTAGATTTCATTATTCCAATATTATGAAAGGATATGGTAACCGAAAAGATTATTTCGGTAATCCTATTCCTTCAGATGAGGAAATACTCAAAACAGCGAGTAAAACTCATGTAAGATTAAAGACTGTATCTGAAAAAAGTATATTTTACTGTGTTTCAGATCCGCTTGATAAATTAGTGTGGGATGGTTATTCAAATATACTGAATAGTACATCTGAAACTTTTAAAATAAACAAAAATACCATTTTTTATAGATTTATTTCATTAGATGATAATATAAATATAAATGGTAAAACTATCGAAAAATATCGTCCTGTTGGTTTGGATATCTATGATAAAGATATAATTTTCACTGGAAAAGGAATGTATCTAATCACGGCACCTGTTGGAATATACAATAAAAGTGATAATCTAAAGCCACGATATGTAATAACTGATAAATAAATAAATTCTAAAGGAAACACGAAATGGCAAAAAAACTATTCTTCGCATATGATATAGATGTACCACAAAATGCAATATTTCTTAATGGTAATATTCCACTTGAAAGAATTCTATTAATTACAAACGTAACACCAACAAAAAATATAATTATCTACAACTTTGCAGACCCAACAGTTGGTGCTACTTCATGCACTTATTCAACAGCAACAGACACAACTAGATTAGTTCTTTCTGTTAATTTTGCTTCTGCAGCTTCTGGAACTGTAACATCAGACTCTAAATTACAAATTTTTATAGAAGAAGAATTTGCTCGTGTTGGATTCGAAGAAGCCATGCTCGATCCAGTTAATAAACTTCGTGTATCAAATCCAGAAAACTTAATCGACACCGACTTTGAATATGGTTCTCAGTCTACAAAATGGGAAACACTTCAAACAGTTTTAAATATTCCTACAATCTTTTCTTCATCAGGAGACTTAACTCTTGAAGGATTAGTATCAATTAATACAACAATAAATTCAAAACAAGTAAGATGTGTTTTTACACTTCCACACAACCAATCCATAGGAAATGCTATTCAAGTCACAGGTGTTAATAATATTTCTTGTGAAGGAGCATTCTTAGTTACTGGAGTTGTAAACAATTTAGAATTTTTCTATGAAATAGATCAAGCAGCAATCGTTACAGAAAACGTAGCTGGTTCATATTCATCAGTTATTCCTGCTAAGTTTTTTGAAGGATCAAATTTAATCTTAGATTTAAATGCACTTGATCCTGCTACTGGAAATCCAGTTTCTCCAATTCAAACAGATGGACTATCTCCTTCAACTATAACTGTAAGAACATTAGAACCACATGGTCTTAAAATTGGAACAAAAGTTTACCTAAGACAAACAGTTGGTCCTAAAGAATTATCAATCGCAGATCCTACAGGAACTGCTCCAGATGGTCGTCCTTTCATCGATTCATCACCAACTATTACTGTTATAAACAACGTAAATGGAACTGCTTCTGTTGGAGCAGCTGACCTTCAATTTGATCGTCCAGTTATAACATGGGATTGGCAAACAACTTATGTCAAATATTTACAAACTTCAGATGTAGATGCAGCTCTAGATGAAATTACTTGGACAAGTCATGGATTAACTGCGAATTCAGCAGTTCTTTTTAACGATGCTATTCGTGGTGATGATTCAAGCCCTACAGTAAATGGTGGAATGACAGATGGAATGGTTTATTATGTTTCTGTTGTAAATGCAAATACAATTAAATTAGCAAATGATTATGGTACACTTAGTTCTTTTGTAAATCTTACAGCAATTAATACAACAAGAGGTCATCCTAGATTAACATTAGTTTATAAAGTTGAAAGAAGAAAAGATACTACAAGATTCACTGCTTTCTTTACAAGAAACGTAACTACTGGTTCTCAAGGAAACTTTGATGTAGGTTTCATCAATAACACAAACACAAATGGATTTACATGGAACTTATCAAATATAATGGGAGCATCTCGTGTTCCAACTCAAGGAATAATTCATCAATTATTTTTCGAAGGAGCAAACACTGCTGGTAGTCCAATTAACATCACTTACATAGCACGAAATTATTTAAATTTAGGATCAGGAAATATTGGTTATTCTCTTGGTGCTAAAGGTGCGTCACCAGGAAATGAATTTCCAAATACAGACGTAACAAGATGTTTCTTTATATCAGGTGCAAACTACTTTATGGACGTTCAATATCAATTTGGTGCGATTAACAGAGATAAATTCGGTAATCCAACTTCCAACTATCGTGTAGTTTTCAGCATAACACTTGATCACGTACCAACTGCTTTAAACACAGCACATTCAGGATCTGATTTTGCTGCTAGTGTTTTTGGAAAAGGAGGACGTCCAGGAAATAGAATTATTGGTTTCCAAGGTAGAGTTCCTAATGGATCTTCTACAAACGGTTCATCCGATGGATTTACATTTCAAGCAAATACAAGAAATAATGGAAGATATGGAACCTCAAATCCTCCATTTAATTTCCAAACAACTGCTTCAGATACACTTGGAGGTTTCGTTGTTAATTATCCAGAAAGTGGTACTGTTAATTATGGTGCTGGCTCAGAAATATACTACGGATTTGCAGATGATTTAACTGCTTTAAAAAATACATTTTATATACCAAATCATGGAATTACAAATAATGAAACTTGTACACTAGCAATTACTGGTGCTGGATTTAGTACAACGAATAGATTTTCGTTTGTAAACTCTTCAGCAACTATTGTTCCATATAATCTTGCTTCTTTTCAAGTAACAGCTAACGTTATTAATTCAAATTATTTACGATTTACATCAAGAACGTCACCATTTACAAATGATATAGGTTCTTTTCCAGCATCTTTCAGTGTTGAAAATAATAAAACAAATATTCTTTATAATACAATATTCATTCAAAACCACAAAATATCAGGAGCAACAACTGCAACTTATTCAACTGCTGGTTCGGTAATTGGTGGATTAACGAATAATACAAACTTTAGTCTTGAATTTGTAAATGATTCTCGTTTATTAATTAAATCAGCAGGATCAACAGGTGGTGCTACTGCTACAACTGCTGCTTTTGGAAGTACATCGACTGCAGCAAATCAATCATTTACTGTAAACGTTGAAACTCCATTAGGTGTTACACCAACAACATGTACTGTCACAATGGTTCAACATCGTGGAAGACTTTCAACATCTGCTCGTTTTGTAAGAATGGCATTTGCTGATGGTATAGTTTATAATATTGGACAAGTAAACGGACAAGATTCAAGTATTTTCCAAAATGAACCAACTTGGGTAAGTAAAAACGTATCATCATTCTTGGTTGGATCACCAAAAGGTTTAGTTGTACTTTGTTCTCCAACTGCTGGTGTAAACTCAGCAGTTCCAGGAATGACAAACTTTTTTGAATTAAGATTTATTGTTACAACAGTAACAGGTGTAATACTTTTAACTTCATCTGGTAGTGGAGTTCAAACATTTACTGTTTTAAACCAAGATGGTGCATATGATGGTATCTATACTTTAAATACAATACCATCGTCTGAAATGTTTACAGTCGTTGCTCCATTTAAGATTCCATCAAGAACTTATAATTTTAATTCTCGTGCTACTGCATCTGGTGGTTCTGTAGATTCTACACCTGATACAATCATTTTAGGAACAGCAAACCCATATACTCCTACAAATTTCTATCCTGGAGAAGTAGTTTCTTACGTGCCAGGAGCTGGTAATACTGATATAGTTAATACCGCAGGTGTAAATAATAATTTTCTTTTTGCGATACCTGTAACTGAATTTACAGCTGCTTTAGCAAACTCTTATGTTTCAGCTATTGCTGGACAAGTATTGCAATTAACACCAACTGCTGCTTCCCAAACGCAATCAATTCAAACTGCTAACATTTTGAAAACAACAAAACAAACAGGTGCAGTAAGTGGAACAGTTAATACAAGAACAATAACTGGTTCAGGTACTAAATTCTTAAGTAAATTCAAAAGATTTGATTCAATTTTTGTTTACACTTCGGCAAGATTAATAGAATTCCTAATTGATCGTGTTATTTCAGATACAGAAATGACTACAGATCCAGCATCTGCAGCAATTCCAGCTACGTTTACTTCTGCATCGTATTCTACAATCAGCTCTGTAAACTTACGCCCAGATGGTTTCTCTTTACATAAATCATTTGACGGAGGTATTGATATAACAGCAGGAACATCTCCAAATAGTAAGATTGTTCGTCAATCACGTAAATATTTTAGATATCAATCTGGTAAAGGTATTCAAAACTCATTTGCAATTAACTTTTCACCATTTAAAACTTTGAAAAAACTTGAATATGTTAGCATTGGTGGTAATAATTTTGTAAGAGCAATTTGTCAAGAACCACACAATTTAGTTGTAGGTAATGTAATACTTATTGATAAAGCAACTGTGTCAGTTGGAAACAACATATATAATGGATCGTTCCCAGTCGCTGCAGTTGAAAATATAAACACATTTAGATATGCGATTGCTAGTGTTCCACAACAACAAAGTGCTGCAGGGTTCCCAGAGTATGCAAGAGATTCTTGGTCTCAATCAGCTATTCGTGCTGGTATGTTTGATGATGCGAATGGATTCTTCTTCGAATATGATGGTGATGAATTATATGTTGTAAGAAGATCTAGTACACTTCAATTATCTGGACAATGTAATGCAACTAAAAATTCTCAGGTGATAACTGGTGTTGATACTGTATTTCAATCACAATTAATTGTTGGTGATCACGTACAAATTCGAGGTCAAATATATCGTGTTATATCACTCGATTCAGATTCTCGTATGGTAGTTCAACCACCTTATCGTGGAATTACAGCTACAGGAATTAAATGTACAATTCGTGAAGATGTAAGAGTGGCTCAAAGTAATTGGAATATTGACCCATGCGATGGAACAGGTCCGAATGGATATGTATTCGATATACATAAAATTCAAATGTGTTATGCTGACTATTCTTGGTATGGTGCTGGTAAAATAAGATTTGGTACAAAAGATGCCAAAGGACATATACATTATCACCATGAATTTGTACACAATAACAAATTAAACGAATCATATTTACGTTCAGGAAACTTACCTGCAAGATATGAAATTGAAAATGGTGATTCGCCTACATCAGCTCCTACATTATTCCACTTTGGTACATCTGTTATAATGGATGGTACGTTTGATGATGACGATGCTTACTTATTTACAGGACAGTCTAAACCATTCGTATTAGCTGGTTCGACTGTAACTCAAACTTTAACATCAACAGCAGCTAGTCAATTTACTGAAATTACATTGAACGCACGTCGTGTGTTTGTGTATTCTTTCCAATGTACTCAAGCTGATGCTGATAAAACAAAAGTTGGTATGTTAATTAAAGATGCTACAGGAAATATTCCTGATGGTTCTTTTATTGCGCAGGTTCTGAAATCTGGTAATGCATCAAGAGTGTTTGCTTCTTTCCCAGGAACAACTTCAGTTCCTTCAAACCCTGAAATACCAAGTAATACACAATTTACTATTGGTGAAAACGCATTTAATAATGGTGCGATTGACTTAACACGACCAATACCTCTTATTTCGATTCGTTTAGCACCTGCTGTTGACTCTGGTATAACTGGTGCAGTTGGCGAAAGAGAAATTATTAATCGTATGCAAATGAAATTAGACTCAGGTGCGGTGACTTCAAATAAAAATTTAAATGTGTTCTTTATTCTAAATGGAAACCCATCTAAATTAACTTTTGAAAAAGCTCAGTCTCCATCTTTATCTAATGTAATATTTCATGATACAGGTGACATTATAAAAGATGGAACTATTATTTTCTCATCTCAAGCTGCTACTGGTACAAGTATATTCAATCTTAGTGGATTAATTGATATGGGTAATTCTATTTTAGGGGGTGACTCAGTTTATCCTAATGGTCCTGACTTATTAACTATTGCGATTCAGCCTACGGATACTTCAACGATTACTACAGCTTCACCATTAGAGGTGAATGGAAAATTATCTTGGTCTGAATCTCAAGCTTAAAAGGAGAAAAATAATCCTATGGCTTACTTAGGTAGAGATCCAGTACATGGTAATTCTGAAGTACAAGTGTTTGCTCCGAATGGTGCAGCTACAACATTTGCTTTAGATTTTCCAATAGGTTCAGCAGGAAGCATTCTTTTAATTAAGAATGGTGCAGTTCAAAAGCCAGTCACAGATTATCAAATTATAAATGGGGGTAGTGCTATTTCTATCACAGGTGCTGCCCTTACATCAAATGTAAGCTTATTTGCAATTTATCTTTCAACACAATTTCTTCAAAATACACTCGCTGATAATTCAATCAGTGCTGATAAACTTTCATCTTCTTTAAGAGGGAAATTTCCTAGTGATGTAGTTGTTCCAGCAGTCGGAAGTACAGCACTTACTTATGGTGTTGGTAAACTTTTTATCTTAGGGAATGATACTAGTTATACTATAACACTTCCATCGAGTCCTTCAATCGGAGATATGTTTTGGTTAAATAGACCAGCAGGATCAACTGTTGGTGCGATTACAGTCACTATTAATACAAATGGTAATAATCTTTCAACAGGACAAGGTACTGTAACAGTACAAAATAGTGCTACTGCAACTATTACTATGACTGGATCATCAGTGTTTACGTCAAATGATAGAAAAATACGTTGGTTTATGTATGTAGGAGTTATTGGTGGTACTAATTTTGGTTGGTTTGAATATAAAATTGATGCTTTTTAGTTTTTAATTTTAATAAATAGGTATGAAAAATGGCACAAATTACAGATTTTTATATTGACCAAGGATCAGATTGGTCTGCTATTTTAACATTTAATAATTCTGATGGTACAGTAAAAGATTTTACTAATTGTACAGTTTCTGGACAAATAAGAAAAAGTTATAATTCGAATATATTTACATCAATAACTTGTACATTTCCAGCACCATCAACAAGTGGTAAAGTTAAATTAGCTTTGGGTCATGCTACTTCAACAGCAATGAAAGCTGGAAGATATGTATATGATGTTGAATTAATCGATTCCTTTAATGCTAGAAGTAGATTAGTTGAAGGAATTATAACAATAACACCAGAAGTTACAAAATAAATGTCAACACTTACAGTAAAGGTAGATTCACAGGGTAGTACGATTAATCCGAGTAATACTACTTTAACAACTTCAACTACAACAGCTGGAGCTGGTTCAAGTTCAACTATTACAACAGTAGGAATTCAAGGAACAAGTGGTGCTTCAGTACCAATTTCTGAAAACATACAAGTTGATATAGTTGCAGAAGGATTAAATAATGGATCAGTGTTAGTTTATAAAACAAATACTTCAAAATGGACATCAACAAAAACACTAGATTTACAAATTGTAGACAGTGGAGAATTTTAACAGAGTAATAGGAGAAAAAAATGGCATCAATTATAAGAATTAAACGTTCGACTACAGCAGGTAATCCAGCAGTGCTTGCAGCTGGAGAACTCGCATATTCAGGACTACCAAATAATGATTCAAATGGCGGTGATCGTCTTTATCTAGGTCTTGGAACAGAGACATCTGGAAATGCTGCAAATCACCTAGTTATAGGTGGAAAATATTTTACAGATTTATTAGATCACACTCGTGGTTCATTAACTGGATCTTCAGCAATCATAACAGATGCAAACAGCAAAATTGATAATTTAAAAGTAGATAATTTAGATATAAATGGAAATACAATATCTTCTACTGATGCCAATGGAAATATTGTATTAGATCCAATCGGAAATGGTAATGTAGAGATTATTGGTACAAATGGAGTTACAATTCCAGTTGGTACTACAGCACAACGTTTACCAAACGTACAAGGTACTATACGTTTTAATACAGATACGGCTTCTTTCGAAGGATACTCAGGTTCATCTTGGGGTTCATTAGGTGGAGTTAGATCAGTTGATGGTTTAACATTTATTACAGCTGAAAGTGCACCAGGAGCTTCAAATGATACACTTTCTTTTGTTACAGATAATGTTGAAGCTATGTCTATTAGCACGAATAGTTTTAATATAGCATCTACAATTTTAACAACAAATATTAACGCAACTACAACTTCAACTAGTATTGCTACTGGTGCATTAGTTGTTGATGGTGGTGTTGGTATTGCTGAAAATTTAAATGTTGGTGGTGAAATTAATATTGATAATTTAAAATTATTTGATAACACATTATCATCTACAAATCCTAATGGAAATATTGTACTTTCTCCTAATGGAAGTGGTGATGTTCAACTTGATGCAGATACAGTAAGAGTTGGAGATCAAAACATAAATGCAATTATTACTACAAATGGAACTGGTAATTTAACATTAAAAACAAATGATGCATCAGGTTCTTCAAATATTTTAATTAATCAGGGTGCTAATGGTAATATAGTTTTAACACCAGATGGTACTGGTAAAACAGTTTTAAACAATCCATATATTAATGGTACAACTGATACTCTTTCTGAATTTATTTTTGATACAATAGGTGGTGCGGTTACAGCAGGAACTGGCATTACAGTTGTAAATAATGATGCTAATAATACTTCTACGATTTCTATTACAAATACAGGAGTCACTGCTGGTTCTTATGGTAGTACATCAGCTATTCCTACATTTACAGTAAATGCGCAAGGTCAACTAACTGCATCTGGAACAGCTTCAATTTCAACTACATTAAATATTGCAGGTGATACAGGAACAGATGGTATTGCTCACTTAACAGATACATTAACATTTTCTGGTGGAGAAGGAATTGATACTGTTGTCACAAACAATACATTAACAATCTCAGGAGAGGATGCTTCTACTGCAAATAAAGGTATTGCTTCTTTCGCTAATGCGAATTTTACAGTCACTTCTGGTAATGTTGAAACTAAAAATATTACATTAGGATCTTCAACATTAACAAACGGTTCAACTACAAGTACGTTAGCTGGATTATTACAATTAGATGTAGATAATATTCAAATTAATGGAAATACAATATCTTCTACTGATAATAATGGTGGAATTACACTTGATCCAAATGGATCAGGACACGTTTCTGTAAGTAATGCTTTACTTAAAGATGTTGCAACTCCAGTTGATGCAAACGATGCTGCAAATAAAGCATACGTAGATGCTGTTGCTGAAGGATTACATGTTCATGCTTCAGTAAAAGCTGCAACTACAGCTCCGATTGTTGGATCAGTGGTTTATAATAATGGTTCGAATGGAGTAGGTGCTACATTAACTACAGATACACCAATGAACACAATGGATGGATATTCATTAGTTAATGGTGATCGTGTATTAATTAAAAATCAAGCAAATGCTGCTCACAATGGTATCTATATTCGTACATCTTCAACAGTATTTACACGTGCTACTGATTTTGATACATCTGCAGAAATTCAATCAGGTGACTTTTTATTTGTTTCAAATGGTGCAATATTTGGAAAAACTGGTCATGTAAATACAGTCGCATCTGTAACTATTGGTGTAACTAATATTGTATTTGAACAATTTTCAGGAGCAGGAACTTTTGTCGCTGGTTTAGGATTAGCATTTACAGGAAATGTAATTGATATCTTAGTACAAGCAAATGGTGGTCTTGAAATTGTTTCAGACGAAATAGGTTTAAAATCATCAACAGCTGGAAATGGTTTAACATTTTTAGATGGTGTTTTAAACGTAGTTGGTACAGCAGACCGTATTACAGTTAATAACGATTCGATTGATATTTCTGCTACTTATGTTGGACAAAATTCAATTACTACATTAGGTACTATTGCGGTTGGTACATGGAATGGTTCTGTTATCGGTGCAACTTTTGGTGGTACTGGACAATCTTCTTATTCAGTTGGTGATATTTTAGTTGGTGCTGCTGCAAATACTTTAAGCAAATTATCATTAGGTGTAAACGGTAAAGTATTACAATCTAATGGAACGACTTTGGTTTACGGTGATGTGGACGGAGGTTCTTATTAATTTTTAAATTATTTTTTATTATATAAACACTTAACAAGAGAGCGACTAGTATGGCTAAAAAAAAGAAATCAGAAAGCATATCTGATATATTAGATAGAATTGATGATGATCTTATGACTCTTCGTGAGAAAGTTGAAGAGCTCGAAAACCATGAGTGTGAAGAAGATGATGATGATTCTGAAGAAGAGGATGACTTAGATGAAGATGATTCTGACTCAGATAGTGACGAAGATTAAAGAACTATTTATTTACAAAAAAACAAAAACTAAAAAGGAGCGTACAATGAGTGAAGATAACAAAAACGTTATAGAACAATTACAAGAAAAAATTGAAAAATTAGAATCTGATATTGAAAATATCAAGCAACTGCTTGAAATACAAGATGAAGACGAAGACGAGTCTGACGAAGACTAAATTAAAAAGAAAAAAATAGGAAAAACTGATGGCGACAATAATTAAATTAAAAGGTTCAGCAGTACCGAACCTTGCGCCACAGCCTGCTGATTTAAGTTTCAAAGAAGTTGCACTAAATTATGCTGATGGTAAACTGTATTATAAAAATGCAAATAACCAAATAGCGTACTTTAGTGCAGCTGCCGATGGTGGACAATTAGGGCAGGATGACGAATTATTAAATCAATTAGCTTTTGCAATTAAATTTGGTGTATTTCCATTAGCTGATTATGGTAACATAACAGATCCTACAACTGATGCTTTTGGTCAAACAGTTTTATTTACTTATGATAATTTAGCAACAGATGGATTAAGAATTGTTGACAACGAAGGATTAATTTAACAGTAACGAAGGATTATATTAAATGCCAACACAATTACAATTAAGAAGAGGAACTACAGCCCAACATAACTCATTTACAGGTGCGATTGGTGAAGTTACAGTTAACACTACAAAGAAAACAGCAGTTGTACATGATGGATCAACAGCAGGTGGTCTTGAATTACTTCGTGCTGATATGTCAAACGTATTTTCTTCAGCAACTCCAACGATTACCTCTTTAAATACAAGTGGAAACGTAGATGTAGGTGGTAATTTGACTGTCACTGGTACGAGTACATTTAATGGTGGCACAATTACAGTAGGTGATGCTGATACAGATAACGTAGTATTTGGTGCTGATGTAAATTCAAATATTCTTCCAAATACTGATAACACATTCACATTAGGAAATTCTTCAAAAAAATGGGCTGATGTAAGAACAGTATTACTTACAACCACAGGTGCTGCTACATTAGGAAGCACTCTTGCTGTCACAGGAAATTTAGCAGTTAATACAAATAAATTTACAGTAAACGCAACAACTGGTGATGTACTAGTTGATGGTAATTTACAAGTTAATGGTACAACAACTACTATAAATTCAACTACACTTACAGTAGATGATAAGAATATAGAATTAGCGTCATCTGCTTCACCAACAGATGCATTAGCTGATGGTGGTGGTATAACAATTAAAGGAACTACTGATAAAACACTTAATTGGATATTATCTACTAACGCATTTACATCAAGTGAAAATATTGAAACTGCTGCTGGAAAAACGTTAGCATTAAGTGGTTCATCTTCTGGTAAAACAACAATTAACGTTGCTTCGACTGCAAGTGGTACATTAACATTACCATCAGCAAATGATACATTAGTTGGAAAAGCAACAACCGATACACTTACAAATAAATCTATTAGTTTAACAACTAACACATTAACAGCTACATCTGCTGAATTAGCGACAGCAATTTCTGATGAAACTGGAACAGGTTCTTTAGTTTTTGGAACATCACCAACACTTACAACTCCAGTAATTTCATCAATCGTAAATACTGGTACATTAACATTACCAACATCTAACGATACGTTGGTTGGTCGTGCTACAACAGACACATTAACAAATAAATCTATTTCTTTAACAACAAATACAATTAGTGGTACATTAGCAGAATTTAATACAGCTTTATCAGGTGATGACTTTGTATCACTTACTGGAGCAGAAACACTTACAAATAAAACTTTAACATCACCTATTATATCTACTATTAGTAATACAGGAACATTAACTTTACCAACTTCTAATGATACATTAGTAGGTAGAGCAACAACCGATACACTTACAAATAAAACACTTACTGAAGCTAAAATAGCAAATGGTGGATTTATAGCAGATGCGAATGGTAATGAACAACTTAAATTTACTACAACAGCTTCAGCAGTAAACGAATTAACTATTACAAATGCTTCAACAGGAAATAGACCAATAATTTCTTCTACAGGAAATGATACAAATATTGGAATTAGTATTACACCAAAAGGTTCAGGAACTATTGTAGCTGGATCTCACTTTACACCATCATCTGATAATAGTTTAGATTTAGGAACTTCAGCTCTTAGATGGAGAGATCTTTATATATCTGGAAGTTCAATTGTTATGGGTAATACCAAAATTAAAATGCATGCTGATGGATACTTGCAGTTTAATTCAAATTCTGCGCAAAATTTTCCTATCGCAAATGATGTTTCAGTAGCTACTAAAACTAATGGAGTCGCAGCAACTAACGCAAATGCTCTAGCATATTCGATAGCACTTGGGGGTTAAGCTATGCCAGTATCCACTCGTGAAGGGCTTAAAGATTATTCGTTAAGAAAACTTGGTGCTCCAGTTGTAGAAATTAATGTTGACGATAGTCAATTAGAAGATCGTATTGATGAAGCAATAGATTATTTTAATATTAATCATTGGGATGGTTCTGAACGTTGTTATGTTTCACATTTAGTCACAAATCAGGATGTTCAAAATAAATATATTCCTGTTGCTGATATAGTTTATGGTGTAAACAGAGTGTTTCCTATATACGCAGGATCTTCTACAAGTAAAAATTTATTTGATTTACAATATCAATTAAGATTAAATGATTTGTATGATTTAACATCTACTTCAGTTGTTTATTTTACAACAGTAATGAATCATTTACAATTACTTGATACAATATTAAATGGTCAACCTTTATTTCGTTTTAATCGTTTAACAAATAGATTAAATATAGATATTAAGTGGGGATCTGCTGTAAAAACTGGTGATTATATTATATATGATGGATATAAAGCAATAGACCCAGCTTCATTTACTAAAATATATAATGAACCATGGTTAAAATCTTATACCACTGTTCTTTTTAAACAACAGTGGGGAACGAATTTAAAAAAGTTTTCAGGATTAGAACTTCCTGGGGGTGTTACACTTGATGGTGATAAATTATATTCTGAAGCTACAATAGAGAAAAAAGAATTAGAAGATACATTAATTGGAAAGAATGCACCATTAGAATTTTCGATGGGATAAACATATGAGCACTGGAAGCAGAAATGTTTATTTTACACAAGGAACTGCGAATGAGCAAAACCTAATAGAAGATTTAATTATAGAATCTTTAGGTATTTATGCTCAGACTGTATATTATATACCAAGAAAATTTGTAAATAAAGATCAAATTTTAGGTGAAGATACATTAAGTACATTTAATCATGCTTATCCTATTGAAATGTATTTTGAAAATGTAAAAGATTATGATGGAGCAGGTGCTTTTGTAAGTAAATTTGGTTTAATGATTGAATCCTCAGCTACATTAGTTGTAGCAAGAAGAAGATGGAATCAATTAGTAGGTCAATATGGTAATACTATAATAACAAATCGTCCAGTTGAAGGAGATTTAATTTATTTTCCTTTAACTAAAAGTTTATTTGAAATAAGATATGTAAAAGATAAAGATCCTTTTTATCAATTAGGAAAACTTTACGTTTATAAATTACAAGTTGAATTATTTCAATATTCTTCTGAAAAAATTGATACAGGTGTACCAGAAATTGATATATTTGAACCATTAAAAACATTTAATACTGATCCTAATCGTAATGAAGTAATGTATGTAAACAGTATTACGTTTACAAATCTTGGTGCAGGTTATGTTACAGCACCTACATTAACATTTACTGGTGGTAATCCACTTACAAATGCTACAGCTACTTGTACTATATTAAATGGTAAAATAAATGGTGCTACGATTACAAATGTGGGTAATGGATTTAAGAGTGTACCTACAATTACAATAAGTGCTCCACCAGCTGGAGGAACACAAGCTGTTGCTATTTGTACATTAGATATGAATATTGATAAACAAGGTGGATTTGCTGATAACGTTTCTATAAAAGTTGAAAGAGATCCAAATAATAATAAAGTAGCATGGTCTGAAAATAATCCATTTGGAGAATTTTAATCATGTTAAATAAACCACCATATTATCACGAAACGATAAGAAATTGTATTATAGGATTTGCTAAAATATTTTCAGATCTTAAAATTCAAAGAAAAAAAGCAAATGGAACAATAGAACAAACTTTATTAATACCAATTGCTTATGCTCCGAAAGAAAAATGGATTCAACGTGTAGAACAAGATCCTACTCTTTCGAA